CTTCAGTGGCTGCAATCAAAGTCACTTGAGTAGAAGCAGCCTTAGCAGAAGCGGAACCACGGGTAGGTGCAGGAATGTGAACGGTGTCACCTTTCTTGCCCTTGAAGCTCATCTTCTTGATCAGGTTTGCAGCGACCAAGCTTTTCTTATAAGCAGCTACAATTTCATCAGACCAGATTTCTGGAATGAACGTTGCTGCTGTTGTTGTTGTAACGTTATCTGTACCTAAAGGCATTTTAAATTCTCCTAAGAATTAATTAATATAAAAAATAAATTATTTGACCCGACCTTCAGAGTATGCAGCCATAATTTCAGGTTGCAGAGCTTCATATCGGTTTGGATCAGTCATACGTAGCCGGATCAGGTCGGCACGGCGATATACTTTCTTTGAAGATTCACCAGTTCCACCAACGTCAACAGCGACTGCTTTCAGGTTTTGTTTGCGAACAGAGTTGCCTGCTTCAGTTGTTTGCGCTGTCTTAGATGTGCGAATCTGTTTGAACGTAGAAATCAGTTCATCTGCTGCAGTAAAATCGTATTGTGCATCAGCCATTGCGTATAAATTGAGACGCAAAGGAGAGCCTTTTACCCATTCAATAAACTCACCATCACGTACAACATCAGCAAAATCAGGATGCTTCTTAGCGAGCATTGATTGTGTCTGCATTTGCTTAAACTGCTGTGAGGCTTGTTTGGCTGCTAAAACATCGGGATGATTAGCAACAGCTTTTTGAACCGCTAACTTAGGGTCTTCAAAGAAGTCGATCTCAGTTTCTTCTTTGGTGGGTGCATTTGTCTGTGTCTGAGAGAGTTTTTGTTTCAGGAGTTCATCGGCTAACCTGCGTACTTCCCCAACTTCCTGAGCCTGCCTACCAATAAGCTTTTCAGCCTCTTGGTGCATACGCACAATCTCTTCTAGGTTTTTGCCCCGGTATTTATCGGGAACCTCAGAAGTTACCTGTGAGTTATTTTTCTCAGTGGATTGAGTAGCTTGTTCAGCTTTGAAGTCTTCAGCGTCAATTTCGCTACCTAGATTCATGTCCTCATTATCAATTAATGCCATACCTAACCTTTCCTTGCTCCGTAGAGTTCTAAGGATTAACACAGCTTGCGCTGCAATAAATTTAAAATAGATTCAGAGTTGTGCCAAGATTACTCAGCGTTCTGCTTCTGCTCTTTTGTGAGCCTTTCGGCTCGAACCTTTGCCCACCTATCATAAGCATCAGGGAAGGCTCCTGTGAAACCTTCTAGCTTAATCTGAGGTGTTGCTAAGGCCTTGACAGCGGCTTTACCGCATACAGGGCATACAATGCTCTGTTCACTGTCATCTCTTAACGCTTCGGTTACGTGTCCATCATCACACAAGAAATCATTAAGAATTTTCATTCTGTAACTCCTCGTATACTTGTTCGCACGTATCCTTGCGCTTTAAAATCAAGTCTAATATGTCAATCTGGCCTTTGCGGAAGAATAAGTCTTGTGTGTCCGTGACCAATGATAAATTATTTAAACTATCTTTTAACTTGTTAAGGTCTTCCAACAGGTCAGCCCACCCTTGAGTGGACATCATGTTGAAAGACTCTTCATAATATTTCTGTAAATTAGGAGCCAATTGGTTATTCCTTTGTGTGGTTGCAATGACTATATTATAACATAAAAGTAGCCATTTGTCAACTATTATTTACATTTTAGCCTGTTTATTTAGCATTTGTAGTGTAGCAATACGCTCATTGCTCTGAATATCCTCTTGCTTGAGCATCAATTCAGTCATCTGAACCCTACGCTGGAAGTCCTTAGACTCGTTATCCTCATCCAAGTTGGTAGACAAAGCTGAAACAACCTTAGCTTGAGCCAACTGAGGAGCCACTTGAGCTTCAACGATAGACTTCTGAGCATCTGCTTGAGACTTCTGAGTCTTAGCCTGCAAGTCCTCAATCTGAGCTTGTAACAACTGCATCTGCATCTGTTGTTGTTGCATCTGAGCTTGTTGAGCTTGTGGATCAGGTTGACTCATCTGGTCTAAGGTAGCGATCAGTTCACCACGGTTAGTCAGAGAGCTATTCTGCAAGATACCTTTGAGGATCAAAGGCAAGACAGGAGTGTTAGGGCCTAAGGTCTGTAACAAACCAATCAACTGCTGCTGTTCAAACTCTCGTGCCAAGATACCCAAAGTAGCTGTAGGAATGAAGTTCATGTCCACAGTTGGGTAGCGCTCACTATCAAACTGCATATAACGATAGGCAGCTTTATAGATGAAAGGCATCATAAAGTCTTCTTGGAAGTTCGTCAGGGTACGCTTGTACTTCTTGATGATACCTGCCATAGCCATAGACATACCACCTGCGGTAGCGTCACGAGGCACGTTAGAAGGCATACCAGCACTGTCAACAGTACCTGTAGCTTGCAAGAGCATACGTTCAAAGTTCTGTGCTGCTGCGGCTGCATTGCCATCAGTCTGTCCGAACTTGAAGGGATACAGAATCTCACTTGGAGAGCCGTTAGTTAAGATAGCCTTACCGGGCTTAATCTCAAACTTAGCACCACGAGGAAGCCTTGTGGCATCCATAGCAATCATAGGTGCTGTGGTAAGGGCTAAGGAGTCCATGTGAGCACGCAACTGACCATCAATGGCCTTTTGCATGTTGTAGGCCTTCTCCACCGTACCACGACCCCAGAAGCGACCGGGAACTGTATCGTCTTGATAGGCAACAACAGGACGATCCTTCATCATGTAGGGGTTAGCTTCAGCCTTGAGCAAAATACCATCGTTAGCGATAACGATAATGGCTTCCACCATGTTGGAGTAGTCGTCAGCTTGAGAGCCATCAGGGAAGATGTCCTCATACTCTTCATCTTCAGCTTCTTCCAAGTACTCACGAGGAACTAAGCCGTAATAAGTAACCAGCTTAACCTTGTCATCTTGGTACTGAGTGATGTCTTGAGTAGGCTCTAAATCAGGATCATCAAAGGATGAACTGATGTTAACCTTCTTATAGATACCTGATTCGATACCTTCAACAACCTTGTGCAAAGAGACATACTTCTCAATGGCAACACCCATAGCATCCTCAATGGAGTCAGCATTAGGGTCAATCAAGAAGTTCTTAGGGTTGACAGGCTTAATCTTAACTGCTACTCGTTCAGTCTCTTCAACACCGATAGCTGCTGCGTTAGCGATACCGGGAATAGCTTGTGTAGCTGGAGCATACTGCTTCTCGGACTTGACAATAATCTCACCGATACCTGTACCGTAGATTTCAGCCATCAGTTCGATCTGGTCAATAGCCTTCTTGATCTTGTCCTTCTTGAAGTCTTCCATCAACTGAGCTTTAAGCTGCTCAACGTCTAAGGCATTACCATTAACGTCCATGATGTCATCTTCAATGTCAAAGAACTCACCTTGACCGAAGATAGCTTCAATAATTTCAGCGTGACGGGTCTCTACAGCCTGCTGCGTAGCAGGGGAGATGATACGGCTACGCTCTGAGTCACGGGTCTTGTCGTTAGTGTCCCAGACACCACGGAAGATACGCTCATACTCAAGCCATAAGTCCATGTAGTTACCATCACGGTAGTCGCGCCAGCGTGTGATGTGTTCGGAAACCCAAGAGGTAAGCTTCTTCTCTTCCTCTGTAGGGTCTTCGAATTGACTCTCGTTATAGTTTTCTTCAGACATTGTTTTCCTTTAGTAACCCGCTATAGGGTCTAATACTTCGTAATCATCATCTTCGTAGTCCTGCTGATAGTTAGACACTGTTAACTGATCGACATAACTAAGAGCATCAATTAAGTCATCATGCACACCTGCTGTAGGGAACATGATCATCTGATCCTTAAACTCAGCCCAATCTTCTTCGATGTTGAAGGAGACTCTACCGTGTTCCATACGACCTTGAAGGCTCCAGACAACTCTGTCTGTCTTCTTCTTGTTACCATGAGTCAAGTCTTGGATGTGTGAGTAGATGTTGTTCTTACGCATCAGGTCATTGAGGTAAGGCAGTACAGCGTTCTTAAGAGCACCTCGTTCAATCCCTACGGAGATCGGTTTGTAGTCTCTAATAGTCTTCAGAATGTGTACACAGGTCTCTCTGATGTCCCACCGTCCATGAACAATCTTATCTACCCACCAATTACCATTATCTTCTATCTTAACAATGGCAATAGCAGATTCATCTAGACGCTTCTTAGCAGCACCAGCATTCTTACCTACCTCTTCAAAGCCTGCCAAGTCAATAGCAACTACATACTGACCATACTGAGGTTCTTCTTCAAGCTTAAACCAATCCTCCTTGAACAAGTCAGCACCTGCATTGTCAAAGCTAGATAAGTATTCCTGCTTGAATGCAAAGGAACTTAAGGTTCTCTTTGCTGCTTCAATTTCCTTAGGGTCGATAGTCTCGTTATCCTGCGTAGTGTAGTGCCAAGACTTCCACTCCTCATCTGTACCTTCGTTACCCAACTTAAAGGTATCGTAGAACCAATTACGACCACTAGGCGTAGAGATAAATAAAGCCCTACCCTTCTTATCCGACAGAGAAGCTCGTAAGATTTTTTGCCATACGTCTTCTTTAATAAACGCACATTCATCTAGCACCACATAAGTTAAAGACACTCCTCGAAGTGAATCCGGATTGTCTGCGCCACGTACAAGAATTTTCTTATTGTTAATCAGTGTAATTTCTAAGTTGTTTACATGACTAGATTTAATAATTGGTCTGCCAAGATCATGGAGCAACTCCCAAATAATTGTTCGGGCCTGCCCAAGTGTTGGAGCTACGTACATGACCGCTGATCCGTCAGGACAATTTAAAGCTTCAATTAACAAAGTCACTGCTGAAAGTCTAGATTTACCGCATCGTCTTCCAGCGGCTACAACTTTAAACCTGTGGCAATCTTCAAATACAATACGTTGCCAATTTAGCAACTGAAAATTTAATTCTGCCATTTGCTGTAATTTCCTTTCTTTTCTAAATACTCCGCTGCTTTCTTAAGCAGTTCTGGAGAATCTTTAAAATGTCCAAGGCCTCGGTTACAGTTTGTACAGAGCACTCCTCGTATTTCGTTGGTATCGTGGTTATGATCTATGTGCATGTTTTCTGTTGCATGACACAACTCACATCCAGACTTTTTCATATCAGTCATTTGTTCGGGAGACAATCCGTATCGTTTACGGTGCTTACCTGCTAAAGTTTGATAGTTAAAACAAGGTTTACAGTACGTCATGTACCCGCCCTTGCAAGTCTTATGTTTATGGAATTCTGTAAAAGGTTTAATTTCCTTACAGTTGTTACATTGCTTCATTTGTGATCCTCTTTGAAAGGAACAGGTGTTTAGACACACGCACCTGTAAACGTGTTCAAAGCCCATCACTGGGTGTCAAATTTGTTACGTCAACATCAACGACATCATCTATGGTTTGAATAGTTGGTGCTCCTACTGAGCTAATGTTGATACTAATCTGAGGTGTGCTGTTACTATTTTTACTTTGTTCAAAAGCAGATAGAGGCACAACCCGATCTATAATTAGCTTCCATGCTGCAGCTTGATTCTTATGTTCATCGTTCAAAGCAGCATCATAAATAGCTTCTAACACTTTAGCTGACTTAGGTGAATTAAGCATACGTAGCTTATATTCATTGATGATGGCAGCTTCACCCTTAGGACGACCAACAGACCTAGATTCTTTAATCTCAGTTATGTCTGTCTTCTTTGGTCTACCTATCTTATTACCTGTTGGTGCGGTCATGTGCGTCTTTGTCCTCTCTATAGGGGAGACTTTTATGTATAGTACTATAGAGTACTAAGACATTTCGTTAACATTGCTTTAAAGGCAGAATCTAGATAAAGTATTAATTTATGTTTGTTATTAACATTCACTTCTATGTTCCCCTTTCAGGGTGTACATGATCTAGATTCCTTCGTTGTTCGCTAAGAAGTGGGGTCAGGCTTCATAGACTTTATCTGAGTTCTGCAAAGTTAATGTGTTAATTTAACTTATAAGTATATTATAGCATACTTTGTCTCAAATGTCAAGCTTTTTCTTCACTTTGTTACAATTATTTCATTTTTTCTTTACTTTTACGTACGTCTAAGCCCTCCCTTTATTGGTTGTCTAAGCACTTCGTAGTCTCTACTTGCTTAATTGCCTATTTTTTAAGCAGTGACAAGTACTTATACGTCCTCTAGTTGCTTACTTTTTAAGCACTAATCTGTCCCCAATTACCTTAATTTATCCTTTTTGTGTACGTTAGAGGCTCCCACAACAATTATACACTACAACTTACCCCTCCCCCTGTCTTTGTAGTCTCTTTGTGACTGTTGAGTCATAATTATACTAAACACTATAGGTAGTGTCTGAGTAGTAGTGGGGACACTATAGGTAGTGTGTGAGGCGATGTAGGTGCCTATAACGTGACTTAACAGTCACAATCCAGACTATCTAGTAACTAGGTTTGTTGTATTTATGAGACAATATGTAACAGTTTGTAACAGTCTGATAAAAGTTGTTGACAATGCTAAAACAGTGATACAATACAGTCATGCCAAGCAATAGTGCAAGGCAGTCAACCTCAAAGGTAACTACAATGTCAATCGAACGTACATTCCAAGGCGCATATAAGATTAGTGCAGTTGTTAACGGCTACCTTGTTACCAAACAGTACATGGGTTACACTAAGCGTGAAGCAGTGCAAGCCTTCAAAGAATTTACAAATCAAGGGTAAACACCTATTGTATGGCCTCTGACGGGGCTTACAATGTAACTATCAACAACAGGAGAATAAACCATGTTCACTAAAGAAAAGTTAGAAGATATCATCGTAACTATCCTCTGTCTTGCAGTCTTTGCAGGTTGGGGTGTTCTGTTGGCCTTAGGCGTTTAACCTTGTACCGTGTAGGGCTTTAACGATCTGTTAGAGTCCTATGCAGTGCAACGTTAAAGCACTAAATCCCGTCTGTGATGTACAGGCACAATCTCAGGAGTTATCCTCATGCAAGCAATTATCACCAAGTATCTGCCAGTGACTAACAATCGCGGCTCACGCATCAAAGCCACTTGCGCTGCTGGCTCAGTCACTATTGGTTACCCTCACGAACTCTCAGGGATGGCCTGCCATGCTGCAGCCGCTAAAGCATTGGTTGACAAGCTGGGTTGGAACGATGCTCACTATGGTGGCTTGCTTGGTGGTCAGCTTCCATCTGGTGAGTATGTCTTTGTGTTCAACAACGAGTCTTCAAAGGTCTAATATGCCAAGATATGAAGTCCAATTCAAATCTACTGGTATAGTGGCTTTTAGCGCCACTGAACGTGCCATATGTCAGCACTGGTACGAATGCAACAACTATGGGCCTGAGATGGTCTATTGTGATCCTGACACGGGGGAGATTGTCCCTGACCGTTGGGTTAAGGGCGAATGTCTTGAATTGTTTAAACTGATAAAGGTGAAGCAATGAATACATGGCCTTTTCCACCTTTCCCTAATCCACTCGATACAGGCCATAAAAGGCCTAAGTTTAACCCTGCTAACCATGAGGATGCACCATTGTGAACGATGTAACCGCTACAACATACCTTTATTGCTATACCCTTGATAACTTTAAATTTGAGGGTGATGCACTGGTGGAACACTATGACCCTCACAGGCAACCCATCGTGACCGTTGAGAGTGTATACATCAATGGTACTAAGTTCCCTTATGGGTTTGTATCTGATTGGGTTATAGATCAACTGGAACAGCACGTCTTAAACCTTTGGAAACTGGAACAACGGAGTAAACTGTAATGAAACCCTCACACCTGACAACACCTCGCACACTTGATGAGTGCTACTTCGACCCACGGGGACAAGCCATTGAAACCATGCCTCAGAGACCTAGAAGTCTATGGTCTATCATCATTGGGTTATTCATGCCTAAGTAAAATGCCTCTGGAAGGCCTTTAAAGGCCTCTGGAAGCCCTCAAACAGATACACCCAAAGGCAATGTAGCCTGAACACCAATTAGGAGCTTTAAATGAGTAGATGTAATTGTTGTGACAAGAGACTATCCGACTATGAACTGACCCTGCGACACGCTATGACCAATGAATTCATGGACACCTGCATGGACTGTCTGAGCGAGATAGCAGAATCCGTACCTTTGATGGTCAAAGGCAGGAAAGACCTTCTAGTTAGTGTGGACAATGAAATAGAGCTTGACAAAGATGAAGAAGTGTGATACCCTATACACTATAGAGTGACTAGGACATTACATAGACATTACGTTAAAGTAACATATTATAAGTTATCTTATATATATCTTTACTTTAATGTAACTTTAATGAAATGTTAACGTATAGTAGGTAAATGTTGATAATTGTTTACAATTTGTAATAACTTACGACAAAAGGTAATTTTATGCATGATATGTTGATGGACACAGATAACGATTTTGATGCACATATGGATGATGTCTTACAGTTTGAATGTTGGTATCATTCAGTTATTGATGATGTCGCTAACCTCATACGCGCCAATGGCTACGATAAAGTCATGCTTGACGTACAGGAAGCACTAAAGCGCATAGAGGACAACACTTTATGACTACAAGGAATGTAAAATGATTGTCTTACTTTGTTTGATTGTCTTAACTCTTTTAAAGGTTGTGTTAACATGAGTACTAGAAGCTTTAAAACTAGGATTGGTCACGGTCGTGCCGATGTAGTCATAGAGTACAGTGCAGAGCTTGACTATGACGAACGAGGTGACTTCTGGGACATTGACTGGGATAATGTTAAAGTGTTCCTGTTCGACATTAATATCGCTGATGCCTTAGGTGATTCAGAGTGGGAAGAAGTTAAAGAATGTATTGATGAGGACTTATACAAATGAGAGACACGATAGACATGGCGCGGGAGGCTGGCATGGAATCGAACGAATACATGCTCTACGAGGCCTTAGCCCACACTGCATGGGTGTGTGACTCAGGAGACCTTGAACGCTTTGCCGCCCTCGTCGCCGCAGCAGAACGTGAGGCGTGTGCAAGGATCGCAGAAGAGCCAAGCACAACGACTTACGAATGCACGGTGGCCTGTGGTGGGCCAGCACAGACATTCCAGCAGCGCTTTCCAAAGCACTCTCACGACATTGCCAAAGAGATAAGGGCAAGGGGAAACAAATGACTAGCAAATTCCTCAAGCACATAGCCTGTGAGCATTGTGGAAGCAAGGATGCAGGTTCTCTGTATGATGATGGACACACGCACTGCTTTAGTTGTGGTGTAACAGAGCACGAAGGTGCTTACGATGAACGAACGGTAATGAGGGATGCTATTGCACCCTCCAAGAAAGTAATCATGGAAATTAAAGGCACTGTAAAGTCAATACCTGAACGAGGTATTACACAGCAAACATGTGAGAAATTTGGAGTAACACAGGATGAACGACACCACTATTACCCGTACCATGACAATGGAGGAACTAGAACAGCTTGTAAGGTTCGTAGTGTTGCTGACAAAAGTTTCAGTATCATCGGAAGCTTTAAAGAAGCCACTCTATTCGGTCAACATCTCTTTCACACAGGTGGGAAGTACGTCACAGTTTATGAAGGAGAACTTGATGCACTCGCAGGATACCAGCTTACAGGCTCTCAATGGCCTAGTGTTAGCATTCGAAACGGAGCACAAGCAGCTTTAAAGGACTGTAAAGCCCAATACGAGTGGTTAAACAGCTTCGAGACAGTGGTTATCTGTTTTGATGGTGATGAACCGGGTAAGAAGGCTGCTAAAGAGGTAGCTGAACTGTTCGGCAACAAAGCCAAGATCATGCAGTACAAGGATGGTTACAAGGATGCTTGTGAGTACCTGATTGCAGGGGCTACCAAAGAGTTTGTTAATGCTTGGTGGAAGGCTGCCCCTTATGTGCCTGACGGTATCGTTAACGCTGCAGACCTATGGGAAGAAATCTCTAAGCCTGAACCTGTAGCAGAGGCACAGTATCCGTGGAAAGGCTTGAATAAGCTGTTGTACGGCATCCGGCCTGCAGAGCTAATTACTGTTACTGCCGGAAGTGGATTAGGTAAGAGTCAATTCTTGCGTGAGATACTGTATAATCTGCTGAAGACAACTACATGGAACATCGGTGGATTGTTCTTGGAGGAGTCAACACGGAAGACAGCACGAAGCATTATGAGTCTTCATGCTAACAAACTGTTACACTTACCTGATACACCTACAACGGAGCAGGAACTGAAGGAGGCCTTTGATGCTACTCTTGGAAGTAATCGTATATATCTTTTTGATCATTTCGGTAGTAGTGATGTTGACAACATTAGTAACCGTATTCGATACATGGCTAAAGCTTGCGATTGTCGTGTCGTGTTTCTTGACCATATATCTATCGTTGTTTCTGGTCAAGACCTTGGCGATGAGCGTAAAGCTATTGACAATATGATGACCAAGTTGCGTACATTGGTGCAAGAACTGAACATCACCTTGATCTGCGTGAGTCACCTGAAACGTCCACAAGGCAACCAAGGTCATGAGGATGGTGGAAGTGTATCTCTGTCACAGTTGCGAGGCTCTGGTGCTATTGCACAGTTGAGCGATGCTGTGATCACTTTGGAGCGTAATAGCATGGCTGAGAACGAGGATGAACGTCACTTGACTAAGATTGCAGTGGCTAAGAATCGCTACAATGGCGAGACAGGGCCTGCTTGTAAGCTTCAATACAATAGTTATACTGGACGTATGAATGAGGTTGAGGAGGAAGTGCTATGAAGTTGACTTGGTATGGACGAATTGAAGTTGATATTTCCGATTTAATTGGAAAGTCTTTTGATTCAGTAGTTGCAACAGAGGATGAGTTGATCTTTAAAGGCACTTGTGGTACTTTTACTTTTTATCACGATCAAGACTGCTGCGAACACGTAAGAATTGAAGACATAGTTGGAGATCTAAACGATTTAGTAAAAGCACCGATTATTTCAGCAGAGGAAGTAAACGGGTGTACACCGAAAGGTTGGTGTGAAGATGAATTTACAGAGTCTTATACATGGACATTTTATAAGTTTGCAACTAAAAAAGGATACGTAGATGTTCGATGGTTAGGGGAATCTAACGGATATTACAGTGAGTCTGTTGATTTAAAATGGCAACCACATGAGGATTATATAAATGGCACACGAAGCTGGTAAGGGTGATGCACCTCGTAAGCAACAAGATCACAAGGCTTATGGTGAAGGGTGGGACAGGATATTCAGACAGAAGCCTAAAGAAAAGCTTATTGAAGAGGAACCTTTGAAGGACGATGAACATGACGATTGAACACTTAATCGTAGGAGCTACCGGAGTAGGTTATCTGGTAGTAGGTGTGCTACAATGGAGCAAGGGAGAAATCTCTAACGGGATGATCTGGACAGGTTATGCCTTTGCTCAGATTGGATTGTGGCTTAATATTAAGTGACAGAGTCACGTAAAATGAAAGTAGCTTATGAGGATTGTCCTAGACATTGAGACAAACCTAGCACACGATAAGATTCATCTTGTTGTGACTAAAGACATTGACACTGGAGAAGTAAAATCGTGGAAACAAGCAAGCAGCCTGCAGGAGTATTTAAAGGACGTATCGTTGATAGTCATGCACAACGGCATAAGTTTCGATGCACCAGTATTGAATCGCTTATGGAAGACTCAGATTCGATTGAATCAGG